TAAAATGGATCTCTGGTGGTACTCATAAATCCAGTTTCAGTATAAATATCTCCTACTTTTAAATGACTAAGATGACTATCACTATTAACAAATCTATAAAAAGTATAATCATTGTCAAATTCTGGAGAATTATTTATTAAACTCCATAATGGTTTAATTAATTCTTCTAATATTTTATTTTTTAGAGCAGATTGATTTCTTAAATATGTATTCATAAAATAACTTCCTTGTAATGTATAATATTGCATTGCACTAACATAACTATGTTTAACCATATATTCTTGATGTTTTAATAACATTTTTGCAGATATTTCATTTTTATTAATTATTTTACATAAGTCATCTGTACTTTTATTAGTTATATCAATATTAAGATTTAATGCCATATTTGTTATCTCTGACTTTGTATAATAAGGTAATATATGATAAAAATAAGGTAAGAAAGATTTTCTTTTACAAAAAGTTATTTCTTTTCCTAAAAAATCGGAATATTTATAAAATATTCTAATATATGTATTATATAAAGTATCTAAATCAAAATTTTTTAAAAACTTTTCAATTAAATCTATTTTTCTAATTTTTCTAGTAGTAAGTTCATCTTTATTTTTAATAGTTTTCGTTATTTTATTTTTATATTCAATTAACTCATCTAAAAATTTTTGTTCAGGAAATCTATAATAATTATGGGTAACTCTTTGATAAACATTATAATTGTTAATAAGATATAAATTTTGAGAATAAACATCATATAAAGGACATTTGTTTTCAATTGATGAAATATTTTTTTTAAGTTTTTCTAGAAACATTTCGAGAGAAATATTTTTTTCTAATTTAATTATTTTATTTTTAATGGCTTCCGAAATTTGTGATTTAGTAGGTAATGATATTTCTGAATAATATAATTTATCTAAAATACTATTTTCATTAAATTCTTTTATTTCATTATTTTTGTTATCATACATAAAATATTTATTTTCTTCCATTTAATATAATAAAATATAATAAAAATTAAACATATTTTTATTAATAAAAATAAAATAAACTAATCATCGTCTGAACTATCTGAATCATCGCTATCAGAATCATATTTTGTTTTAGACTTTGATTTTTTTTTATTATTTTCTGATGAGGATGATTTAAATGATGCTACTGAACTATCAGTATCAGGGTCATCGGAATCAGAATTTTTATCATCAAACTTTATTTTTGACGGAGAATTTTTCAAGTTGCTATATTTTTTAATATTACTAGATTTTGATTCATTGTCGGAATCAGATTCATCTTCACTGCTTGAAACAGACTTATTTTTTTTCTTCTTTTCTTTAGATGATGTACTTGATATAGATTTAGTTTTTTTTCCATCATCCGATGAAGAATCACTACTTGAATCTGATTTTTTCTCTTGTTTTTTAATTTCATTTTTCTTTTGCATTAAAACACTTGATGTATCATCATCACTGTCTCCATTCTGAATTCTTCCATAGCTATTATTAAATTTAACTCCATGAATAATACCATTTTCAATTACTAATTTTCTCTTTTCTTCTAAATACGATTGTAATTCTTTTCTAGGTGGAGTTCTTCCTGGAAGATTAGAACGATACCATTCTGTAAATCGTTTGTATACAAAATCTAATTCTTCATTTGATTTTTCATCTGTAAGTATGAAATCTGATACAAATTCAAGATAGAAATCGGTATCAATATTATATTTTCGAGTAGCCTCGTATACTTCAGGGGGTTCGCATAAACCTTCTTTGCGATAATTTTGATAATATTTATGAATTAATAACCATATAAATCGTGGCCCCCAACTTTTCATACTATTATCGAGTTCTTTATCTAATTTATATTCATTTTTATTAGATTTACTAGGATTTAATACGAATTTTGAAAGCCATTGTAATACTCTTAAACGACGCCAGGTACCTCCATCATTAGATGGAATATGTGGTAATTTATTACAATTTAATACCATTTTAAAATGAGGCCTAAATTTAATTTGCATACCATACATCTGACGAGTAGTAATATCACTGCCTCCTGTTAAAGATTTCATTTTACCTACATAAATCTGATCATTTCCTTCAGGTTCTTCAAAAAATACTGATCGAACTGCCTTTTTATCTGCTAAATAAGGAGTAGCTGCACCCGGTTTTTCACTTTTATGTGTTAAAGCTTCAATTGGCATAATATCATAATATTCACCAAAAGTATATTTAATTAAATTTACGGTTGTTGATTTACCGTTAGAATTATAAGTTACTACATTATTTCCCATAACATATCTCTTATTTCCATCTAATTCGAAACCAAAATATTCATCAATAGTAGTATTTTCTTTTAATTCAAATGAATATAATTTTTCATCATTATATTTGAATAATTTATAATATTGATAAATTGTTGATTCAAAATTATATTCATTAAATTCAGGATCTATATCAGAATCTTTTTCGGAATCTGAAAATTTTTTGAAATTCTTAATATAATGCCAATCATCGCATGTAATTGGTATTACATCTCCAAAATCAATATAATCTTTATTATTTTTTAGATTATCTAAAAATTTTAAAGCATCTTCTTTATTTTCAAATTTATCAGTGCATAAAGTTGGAAGATTATCTTGTTTTTTATGATATTCTACCCAATAAATATTTTTTTCGGAATAATTATTGTAAATTTCTTTAATTATTGGTTTATAATTACATTTTAATGCTAAGCGATGTTTGGGAGATAGTCTGAAGGTAGTTTTTTCTTCATCGTCAATTGTAACTGTATATAACTTTGCAACTCCATAAAAAGTTTTTACAACTCTACGTTTTCTACCATCATCTCCTAATAATACATCTCCTAAAACTATATCTTCTACTTTTTTAGTTGTATTATCATACAATTTAATTTCAGTACCCTTTCCATGACAACCGGAACCGGTCCAAATATTAAATTGTTGTTCTCTCACATATCCATCTAAGAAACTTGATAATAATCTTAGAAGATATTCTCGAATTTCTTTCTTAGGTTGAACTTCTGTAAAATATTTCATAATTTTCTTAATAACTTCGTCATCTTCTGTAAATTCAGTATAATTATAACCTACAGTTTTGCTGATTAAATCATCCGGAACAGCTCTCCGGAAGAAATTATTTTTAAGATCATAAACTCCATTATTAAAACCAATCAAATCAATATTAGTATCTAATTTTTCAAGAAATTCTTTATCATAAAATTTATGAGCGCATGTTTTAACAATATCTGTATTAAATTTACGATTTTTCAAACTTTCATAAATTTTTAATAACTTATTACCAAAAGTTACATTTTTTTCTATCGCAGAACCACCGCCTTCTATATCGGCTTTAATTGCATTATCATCATTTAATTTTCTTAAAATTAAAAATTCGGATGCAATTTCTCTGGCGATTTTTTCAGATAATGTATATCCAGAATCAATTTCTACCCATCGATTACCTTGAAATTCTAACCAAATACCTTTAGTAATGTTTACGCATTTAAATGTATTATCGTAATATTCTTTGATAACATTTGCAATGTCGTCATGAGTACCCGATTCTGCCTTTAAAAATAAAGTATTTGTTCGTTCACGAATTATTCTTTTATATTCAAGAATATTATCCTGTTTAGCCCACCATTGAAGAGAACTAATTGTATGAGATGATACCAGTGGATCATAACTATTCCATAACGTTATTAAACCACTTTCGCTATAATTATCTGGATTTTTTTTTGAAAAATTATTGAATGCATCATATAATTTAGGACTAATTGCACGACAAGTCCATCCAATATCACGCCATTCTTGATATGATTCTAATCTCTTAACATTAATAATATCCAATAATTTTATTGCAAATTCAATATCTCGATCATTTGCATATGCAGTTGGATCAAATGTATTAATAGTAGTTCTGATTTTTTCTATTTTTTCAAGCTTATCACGTTGAGTTTCTCTTTTATCTTTATCATAAGATTTAGATACAGAATTAACTTCGTTCATAAATTCTTGATCATTTATATATTTATCTTTGAATTCTATTTTTTCATCTTCCGAATGACGACGAATTGATAAATTATCAATCATATCATTTCCATCATAATTATCTAATGAATCAATTGTCATATCATAATTATAAATTTTTGTTACATCGTATGGTTCTCTTCCTTCTTTCGATGATCCATACATTAAAAATCCATTTGATGATAATACAGAACCATCAAAAATTTCTTTATAATCGTTGATGTAAGGAATATCTTTAAAACCATCTTCGTCAATAACTTCTTGTTTTACTTTATCAAAGATAAATGATCGTGTCGTAGTATCCATAGGAATATCTGGATAAACAATATGCCAACCATCCTTATAAATAGATCGTTTATCATCATAAGTCGGTTCACTTTTTTCTGATACATATGCTTTAATATCTTCTTTATCGATATCCAAATATTTCTTTAATGCATTATTAAATTTTTTAACTAAATATTCGATATTTTCATCTAAATATTGTCGATCACTGTGTTTTTTGACAAAATGCAAATCAATATCGATTAATAAGGGGCCTACTTTTTTATCCAATCTTTCTACAATATGTAGATTAATATCTTGATAAATTTCTTTATACAATTTCAAAAAAACATCATAATCGAGACCGGTAATGTGAAAAGCACCTCTACCCTCGCAACCATTAAAACCCTCGGCAAGAGGGCCTAACAATGTATGTGTGATCTCCTCATTAGAGTCTTTTTTTTTGTAATGAGCCTTCATAAATTTGATATATTGTAATATTTTTGAAGTGATATCATTACTAACCATTGTATTATTAATAATATTTGGACATAATAATTTAACTTTATTTCTTTAAATTTCAATTTTTTGATTGTCCAAAAATGTATTAAGGTGATTTTTTAAAAAATATTTCTTATAGTAAAAATATTTTTTTAATAAAAAAAATATCAATGTTATATACTTTTTATTTTACATTAAAAGTTTTGATAAATAAAAGTGCAAATGACTAAATATAATAAAATAAAAATGATTTATGTTAATAATTTTTATTAATTTAATAAAGTATTATAAAAATCAGAACCATATTTACCTATTAATAAAATTTTAAGGAAAAAAGATTTTAAATCATTTGATGAAATTCTTTGTTTTATTTCTGCAATTAATTCTGGCGTTGTATCATATGAAAGTTTTGATATTTCATCCATTGCATTTTTATCAGTAATTATATAATTTTCCATTATTGTTTAATTTATTAATATACTTTACTATACTTTATTATATTTTATATAATTCAATTTTTTTTTATATTTTTCTATTTTTTTAGAATAATTAATGGCTCCCCCATGCATAAAAGAATATGTTTTTTTCATTTCTTTTAATTTTTCTATATTTTCATATATAACCAATTCCACTTGAGCGGTATTACAATTTTGTGGATTTATGTAATTTTCATTTTTATGCGCAATAGAATCATCTATTAGAGTATATGAATCGATATTACAATCTCCGTAACATACTGCAGATACTGAATGGGGAGTTCCCCCCCTATTACATTTATATGTTATTCCTACAATTTTATATCCATTTATAGGTACAATTTTAGTAGTATTCCCTAGTGCGGCATTATAAATTATATAATCAGAATCATAATTGTGTCCTTGAACAATTGCATTAAATGATAAAATTTTTATATAATTTGAAATTATATCGGTATTAATATCCATACCGCATAATAATTTTACAAAATATGGTATTGTAAACATTGTACTATTACCTTGTATAGATGGTGCATAAGTAGATCCATCGGGATAACTTATATACTTATTAAATTCTATTCCAAAAATATTGGTCTGTATATTATTTAATATTTCATTGTTTAATCTTAATTTTGAATTTTTACATTCTTTATTTAAATATGATAATGAAATTGTTTTATTTAGATTATTGATTTCATCTAGTTTTACTTGTATTTCTTCTAAATAAGGAGAATTAAATTGTGAATCATTGAAAAATTTATTTATTTTATTAATGGAATCATTATATAACTTTTCTCTTTGCGATTCAGTCATAGTGGCAATATTTTCATATTCACCACCATAAAAAATATCACCACATAGAGTAAAAAATTCGCCCACTAGGTCTTCATTATTCATAGCATTGCATACACTGTCAACGGCAGTGTCGTAATTTCCAAATATGTTAGCAATATCTCCTTGAAATAATTCTTGTAATCTTAATAAACAATCATTATATAATTCATATTTTGCCATATCTTTATAAAATTCAATTTCAAATAATCGATGTTGGATAAGATATGTACGTTTTACAGTTATATCTGTTGTTCTAATATCATTAATACTATTAATTATATCATCGTTATCAAGCTCTAATAATG